TCTAAGTGTTATATCCAACTTTTCTTTATACCAATCTCTGACTAAACTCCAACAATCTGTAATTCCCCAGACCCAAGGTCTACCAATTAAGGGTGGTTTATATCCAGAAGGCTTACAAAAACCCCACTGTTCTGTTTTTGGATTAACTATATGCCAAATAAGATTACTTTCCTCACAACTAATTAAGTCTGCCTGACTTGCTACTGGTGGTGTAACTGGGTGACTATGTATAACAGCAAGTACTTTGCCTTTATCTTCTGCTTTTACATAGTCCTCTGGATCAATAATGAAGCATTGCTGTGAATAACTAGATAAATTTTTACAAGGGAAATATTTTTCTTTACCTTTAACATTAATCAATAAACCGCAAGACTCTTTTGGATCTTGGTCTTTCGCATGAACCAGTGCATCTTGCTTCCAACTCATATTCTTATTCGACCAATACTTGGAAAATCTTTTCTGGTACATTGACGTTTTGGAGCTCTTACTCCAGCAAGATCAATAGGAGCAGCCAGTTCGAAGCTAACAGCATCTCTTGTTTCTGCTGATTTTCGATCTATTGAATATATTTCTCTAGGAAATTCCGAATTGGCTGGAGTACCAAAAGGATTGACTTGTATTGAGTTTGTAAATTCTGTTGATGATACGGTTGGGGGGTCATTCATTGTAATTGTGCTTCCCATTGCATTGCCGTGAACTGTGCAATAATATCTCAAATCATTTGGTGCGGATGGATAAGCTGGTGTGTAAGTTACAGTTGCCCCTGCATTTCCAGCAGTGCCAGTAACAGTTGTAGTCTGTGCTCCTCCAGCATCAGATTTTATAGCAAAAGGGTGTCCACTGTTTGAGCTATCTGATTGGTCAAAAATATAAGTTGAAGCTCTGGTCATTGATATAGGTAAATTTTGACCTGAATCGTTTATTACAAAAACATTAGCACCATCTACGTTTACTACTGTTACTGTAAGAGTAATTGTTTGAACAAAATTTGGATCTGGTGTGACTGTCGTAACTGATGTTTTTTGTTGTGGAAAGTTTGCATTGTCCAAAAACTTAGCAAGAGTCCTTATTCTTGTTACTGTTGCACCTGTTAAATCATTACCAGTTGTTGTTTCATTAACGGTTAACAGTATCGAAGTTATAGTTCCCAAAGCATTACTCACAGTTAAAGTAGGTCTTGGAATTTGTCCCTTTTGAAAAGCAAAACCTGTTGCTTCTACAGGAAATCTTTGATATGAATTACCTTGCCATATAATTTCTCCATTTGCATTTAAACTAGAACCAGCATGAAATCTGTATGTAGTAGCAGAACCATGTAAGGCCGTTGTTGTAGTTAATTCAAAGAGTTCAATAATTGATGATGGATTTATTCCTTGTAAATCACTTATTACACTTGAACTCATGGCTCAAATACCTCTCTAAATGTTGTATTTATTTTTGCACGATTGTTATATGGTATTGTTTTATTCCATTGTTGACAGACAAATTTTCTTTCACCTGACAATGTTATCGAAACATTACCACTATTAGTAGCACTAGCAGCAGCAGTGACAGTAAAAGTGTCCACTGTCGGTTGAGTTACAACAACAAAAACACCATCAACTGCTGAACCAGAGGTAAAATCAATTGTAAGGATATCATTTATTGCAACTCCATGATTTGCAATTGTGATAGTAATTGTGGTGCTGTTTGATTGTACATAAGTTCCTGTTTTTGTAAAGCCTTCAGATGGTGGAGTAAAATCAAAACTTGCTTGATCGTTTACTCTGCTATTTAAAAAAGCAGTCAATACATCTGCCTCAGTTTCTGAAACATCAAATTGCAAAGTGTATTCTTTAGGATTTTGGTGAATAGCTAATCCAAAAAATATCCTATGTTCATAACCATCAGTAAATCTAATATTTCTTATATTCGGATTTGTTCTTTTTGAAAACGAAGAATAACTTGGAGTTATTGAAGGAAAAGTAGCCATTATGAAAGTAAACCTCCAGCACGTTTTTGATTTATTATCTCTGCTTGAATAGCAGACGCAAGAGCAAGTCCAAATTGTTTGCTGTTGTTTTCATCAGCATCAACACTTGCTCCACCATTAACATCTACATTAACAACAATATTATTTGTAGTTCCACCCATTTTGTTATTTGGTATAACAGTTCCAGCAGTTGAAGGAACAAATAATTCTGGCCCTTTCTCTCCTACTATTGATGGACTGCCTACTGGCGGTCTGCCTCCAGCAGCAAAACCTGTCAAATTACTAAATATTCCTAAACCAGTTGATTTAAGTAATGTATTAACACCAAGTCTTAAAAGATCACTTGCAATACCTTGAAGAATACCTCTTGCCGCTTCTCCAAGAGATTTAGTTCCTTGTATCGCACCAACTAAAGCATCAGAAATACCTGTACTAATATTATCTCCAATTTTAGTAAAAGCACCATTTAACTTATCAGTTTCAGTTTTTGTCTCTGTAATTTTATCTTTTAACTTTCCTGTTTTTTCCGTATTATCATAAATTATCTTTCCATTTTCTGTCTGAATCATTCTTATGTTATTTGATGCTGTTTCAATGCCTTGAAAACCTAGTAAAAATTTTAATATTGGTGTGTTATCAATAAAGTTTGTAATTGTTTTAAATGCACCCATCACAGTTTTTACAATTCTTCCAACAATAGTTCCTACTGTTTTGCCAACACCAATAACAGCATTTGAAAAAGTAGTAACCCCTTCTTTGACCGCTATCCAACTTTGTTCAAGTTCAAAAACAACATCTGTAGCATCTGTTCCAATAGCTTCTCCAATAGCCTTTCCGACCTCTGTAACAGCAGCAATAACTGTTCTAATAGGAACAAATAACAGTTTTACAGCAACCCCTAAAGCCTCAACAGTAACAGCAGCAATCTTCAAAGTTTCTCTAATAATTGCTCCAAACTCAGAACCCTCTCCAGCTAAGTTTGTAAATGCAGTTCCAAGTCTTGTGAGTTGACCTTGAATTGTATTAGATGCTGTAAAGGCAGCTTTGGCCGCAGTATCTTGAGCATTTGCCTGATTATCTAAGTTTTTATTAAAGGATTTTAGTTGGTCATTTAACAAAGGTAGAACTGCTGTTCTTGCTTCGACAGATCCAAACAACAAAGCAAGCGTTTCTTCACTAGCACCACCTTTATCAACCACTTCCTGTAAAACACCGCCTAAACCTTTGGATTTGAGTGCAGAAGCACTAAAGTCTATACCTAACTTCTTAGCAGCTTTCGCAGCTTCACCTGTGGGTTTTTGTATCGCAGCAATGACTTGTCGTAGTCCAGCAAAGGTAGATTCAACAGGAACACCAGTTGCAGTAACACTAGATATTGCCGCATTAAGTTCATCTATTCCAACACCAGCACCAGCCGCTATAGGTGCAAGCCTACCTATCTGTTGTGCATATTGTTCAACAATAATTTTACCATCGTTCTGAGTCTGTACAAATCCATCAACAATCTTTGCCGCTTTTTCTGAACTCAAACCATAAGCATTAAGAACAGAAGTAGTTGCATCAGTAACAGTGGCAAGGTCAGAAAATCCACCAGTAGCACCTAACTGTGATGCCTTTAAAACATCTGTAAGTTCAGAAGTTTTACTAAAACCAGCAGAAGCAACATCATAAGAAGCTTCTAACAAACTAAGTTGTGAGACTTGACCACTCAATTCATTAGATAAAGTTGCAAGCTTTGGTGTTAAATTATCGACATCTACTCCAAGAGTTTTAACTTTTGCTGTTGCAAAATCCTGTGCAGCTAATGTGCTAAATACTTTTCCAAATGCAGCAACTAAGGTTATACCAGCAGTGATAGGGCCAAGTAATGCACCAAGACTAGCAGCCGCAGCTTTAAAAGATAACGAAGCTGCACTTGCTCCTTTTGCAGCCCCAAAAAACCCTTTAGGTAATACTCTTAATCCTAAATTTGCATCTTTAAGTTTACTTCCAGTTCCACTAACAGTTTGATTAAATTTCTTTGCCTGTACATCTACCTTTCTTAACGCTGTGACAGCTTGTGTAGCATTAACTCTTAGTTCTACATTAGAGACTGCCACGACTAAACAATAACTCCTTTAACTATACTTGGCTTTGCGTTTTACTGCATCTGCCCTCC